TACCGCTATCTGCTTGTCGCGGATCAGCTCACTGATTGTCGGATCTGGTGTGGGCTTGATGCCCCAGTTACGGTCATCAGTGGGGATCAATATGTCTGCTATGCGCGCCTCAGCGGCATTGGTCTTCTGCCGGGTCAACCCGATATACACGGTAGAGCGATGCGCTTTGGCGTGATTGGTGGTGACCGGGTAGCCCTGCTCCACGCTGGTCATCATCTGTGACGCTGCGCGGTTTACGTTGTCTTTGCTGTTGTACTGGTCTTCGTCTTCGACCCAGCGCTTGTCGACGCCCAGTGCGTACCGGGCGCGTATCCAGTTATCTCTCTGCCGACCGAGGGCTTGACCAAAGGACTGCAAGCGGTTGATGCGCTCGTCTGTGCCGTCCTGCTCCATCTCTTCGGGTGTCTGCATGTCATCAATATCCTGTCACTGGGTCGAAAACGTCGAAGGGTATTACCGGAGCGGAGAACCCTCGGGACGATGCTTCTGATTGGGTTTTAGCGTGCCTGCGCATCATCATAGCATAGCGGGTTGCGGCAAGCAGGTCGTCGATCTTAGCGACAATCAAACCGTCCTTGCGGTGGTACAGGCGGAACTCCTCGAACCACTCGCTCAGGTGACTGAACACGCGCAGGCGCCGGGTCTGCATTCTCTCCAGCATCTGCGCAACGCCCGCTTCCAGGCCATTGCTGCCATCCTCGAAAGTGGCACGGTCTTTCAGCATGGCCAGGCCTTGCGTCTTGTACTGTGCGGCCAGCTGTTGGCCTGATCCTTTGTCACGCTGCAAGCCGTCATGCGGCCAGGCTACCGGTACCCAGTCGCCTCGAGAGCGTATCGACGCAGCATGAGTGACAATGCCGGTGTCCTTGACCCGGTAACAGTCGGTGACGTACAGGATGTCAGCGTCACGATCCCAGGCCATCCACACTGCTGCCGTTGGGTGGTCGATACCGAAGTCGATACCGACGATACGCGGCCAGTGATCAGGTATGGAAAAAGCTGATATCGCGACGGCCTCTTCCGCCAGGGGGAACACCCGGCCAGAACCCATCGATGGTATGCCCTTGGTACGTGCGTCGCGCTCATGCTCCGGGTAGCTGGCGATGATCCGCTCACGCTCTTCGACGCTGTAGTGCTCGACGTCGTGCACGGTCATGTTGGTAACTGTCGTGCCGTCCGGCTTGTCGAGCAGGAACCGACGCACGACGTCCGACATACCCATGAGCGGAGTGAACGTTACAAACGCGACCCCGCCGGTGGCGTTGGTGCGCGTCAGTGCTTCGGAGTAGATGGTTTGCGGTGGCTCTTCGTCCATCCACACGCCGTCAACTGTATCGGCCTGCCACTTGCTGCGCCCCTGATCGTAGCTGTTGAACTGGATCACTGAGTTCTCACCAGACACATGCTTGACGACACAGCTGGCCACTGCGTCAGCGACGCCTTGCCGGGTGCTAGTGTCTACCAGGCACGCGTACGGTATTGCCCCGGTTCCCCACTCTTCGCGCAGCTCTGGTGGTCCGAGCAGCAGGCGCTGCTGGCCTTTACGTGTGAGTTCTGCAGATTCGGATCCAACGATCCAGCGAGTAGCCCGGGGAAATCGAAGACCTGCCCACCAGTCCGGGTAACGACCGGTTGCGTGCATGGCAACCTCGAAGGCGCCGCTGTACGTCTTGCCCGACTGGTTCGCGGCCATGAACAGCCGCTCTCGGTACGCCGCCCCGGCGTTGTGGAACTCCAGCTGTTTGCCGTAGGGCTTGTAACTGGCCAGGCGATTGCGCCTCTCGCGCAGATCCTTTTCCTTCAACAGGTCATAGACCTCACGGCGCTCATCGATACTGAGCAGCGTGATGTCTATGTCCTGCAGAACGGCATTCACTTTCTAGCCCTTGACAGCATCGCTGTCAGGCGCTGGTCAAGCTCTTCGCTGGTCAGATCCAGCGTGCCTGAGATCTTCATCTCGACCGCCTTAAGCTTAGGCTGGTTGTACTCCAGCAGCTGCGTCAGCGTGCGAAGCTTTGTGTCCGGGTCGATCAGGTCGACCATCATCGGCTGACCGTCTTTGTCTTTCTTCGGGTTGCCGTTGTTGTCCAGCACAGGCACCTTCGTCGACAGCACCCGGGCGATCTCCAGCGCCGGGTCAAGCCCTGCGTCGATACACGCCTGGGCGACTGACTTCAGGTTGATCGTGCCAGGACGCTTAGCCGATACCAGGCCTGCATGACCTCGGCCGTCTGCGCGCGTGGGCGTCATCGGCTCGTCAAAAGCATTTATCGTCGCGAGCAGCGGAGCGCCGTCGTCATCGACTTCGGCGCTGCGGTTGTGCTGCCGGCGATCTGCGTCACGTATCAGACCGGCCATGCGTTACACCTTGCCAGGAATCACGCCACCGCTGAACCCAGGAACGGACTTAACGGTGTTGCCAATTTTTTTGTACGCAGGTTGCGTTGCGTTAGTGCCTGGCATCGGCACGCTGACCTTGCCTGGGATCTCGCCCTTGCCTTGAGTCTGGTTGCTGCCAGTAGGACCACCACTGCCCATACGGAAAACGTCTTTCTGCTTCATCACATCATCTCCTCCATCATTGGTTGGGCTTCACGCGCCGCGGCTTCTTCGTTCCACATCTCGTCTTCGCCTGGCTCTTCACCGGCGAGCAACTGACCAAGCGCGTCAAGCGCTTCGTCGGTGCTGGCGAACTCCATCATCTGCGGATCTCCGCCGTCCATCATCACAGTGACGGATGTAGCGCCGTCGTCAGCGATCTCGATCTCAATTCTTTGTGCCATTTTGTGTGTCCTCAACAAGGGGTCTCCCAAAATCGGAGTTTCTCCGAGTCAATGGGCAAATGCAAGCCTTGCGCGAAGTAAAACAGTTTTTAAATTCGCTTTTTTCTATCGTTTTTGCTTTATCGATAGAAATTATTATCAATAAACATTGCTTGACAGTTACTGTTAAGTACTATGTAATGGCCTTGCAACACCGAACAACTGCGGACTGGCGCAGACCAAACACCAGGAGCCGGGGCGGATGCCTCTCAGGACAAACCGGCAACTTGTATAGCGCTGACGCTGCGCTACTGACGAGGCTCAGCAGGCCGAAACAAGTCCCAGGAGGACACAAAATGCAAATCAGATACAACACTGCAGTATACACGCCAGCAGGCTGGCGCTCAGAAGTCGTGACGGCTCAGGCCGAGGCGATCAGCCCGAAGCGGCTGCGTGTGGTTAAGGTCATCGACATCGGCGGCAACGGCGCTACCGGGTATGGCAGCCGCACCGGGGCAAAGCGGCAGCAGTACAACGTGGGCGGTGTCGCTTTGCGCGAAGTGGGCGCAGTCAAGCTGCTGGGCAAAGTACAAGTTTTAGCTTAACCACCACCAGTCCCAGGAGGACACAAACATGAAACACGCACACGCAGAATTGATGGCCGCTTACGCGGCCGACGCGATGACCACAAGTACGCCCTGGACGCTGTGGGAGTTCCGCGACAAAGGTTTGTCGCACCGTCCAGGCGAATGGCAAACCCTATCCAGGACTCCATCCTGGCAGGAAAACACTGACTACCGACGGTTAGGGGAAGCACGATGAAACTTAAACTCAACGAAGACACTCGGGAAGCAATATTCGTGGATATCATCCACGAATTGTGGAAATACAGCGACGAAGGGCTGCGTGATATCGCAACCCAAGCCGGGTGCCACTGGGGCACGCTGTACAACTGGAAGGCAGGCAAGACAGGCGCGCCGAGGATAGACAAGCTGGCGCCGGTTGCCCGGGTACTCGGGTACAACATCGTGTTGGAGAAAACCAAACAGCCGGTGCCGAAGCACCTACGGAGTGTAAAGTGAAACTGCTGCCCCTGCTCATCCTGCTCACCGCATGTGCCGGCGACCAGGAACTTGCCCAGAACCACCACTGCGAGATGGTCGCGCTGTGGGAGGAATCAAACGGAGAACTGGGCTGGCCAGATTACAACAAAACAGTTGACAGTTACTGTCAAGCATAGTTTAATGACCTCGCTCCACCCAACAACGAGTCCCAGGAGGACAGCATGAAAGCAACAACTTTGGTAGACAAGTTAGCCCAGCTCCGCTCAGCAATCGCCGACCTGAAAGATCAGGAAGACGCAATCAAGGCTCAGATCCTGGCCACCGGCTTGACTGAGATCGACTCAGACATGTTCCGCGTTACCGTCAGCCAGCAAGTCGGCCGCAAACAGACCAACTGGTCAGCTGTGAAAGACGTTCTCTGGGACAACTTTGCATTCCGCAGCGCTGTCGAAGCCAACACCGTCATCGGCGAAGGCTCAACCGTTATCCGCCTGACCGCACGTAAGCAGGTCGCAGCATAAGGACGAAACGCCGCGAGGCGTCTGCCGGTATGTGCCGGTACTGATGAGTCCGACCCAGGAGGTCACCATGTACAGATATTCGTCCAGCCAGAAAGACAACGCTTTTCGCAGCAACGCCCCTATCACTGGCGAACAGTTCGCTCGCTACGCTCCGTCAGTGCTGGCCACCGAAGCGCATCACAGCCGCTCGGATAAGTACACCTTCATCCCCACGATCGACGTGCTGCGCGGTATGTGGAAAGAAGGCTTCGCGCCTTACGAGGTTCGCCAGTCCCGCACTCGCGACGTCGGTAAGCGTGAATTTACCCGTCACATGGTGCGCCTGCGTCACCGCAGCCTGCTGACTAGCGAAGGCGAAGTGCCGGAGATCATCCTGATCAACAGTCACGACGGCGCCAGCTCTTATCAACTCCTGGCAGGGTACTTCCGCTTTGTCTGCAGCAACGGCCTGATCGCCGGCGACATCAACACAGACGTCCGTGTGCGCCATTCAGGCAACGTCGTCGACAACGTCATCGAAGGCAGTTACGAGATCCTACGCAACGTGCAGGAGATCGAAGACCGCAAGCAGGCGTTCAAAGGCATCGAGCTGCTGCCAGCTGAACGCCGCCTGTTTGCTGCTGAAGCTTTGAAACTGCGTTGGGACGACAACGCTCCGGTATCTGCTGAACGCATCCTGGTGCCGCACAGACATCAAGACGCCGCCCCTACACTCTGGAACACCTTCAACGTGGTCCAGGAAAACCTGATCAAAGGCGGCCAGGGTGGACGTGCTTCGACCGGACGCCGGTTGACTACCCGCCCGGTTACTGGCGTTCAGCAGGACGTCAAGCTTAACCGCGCGCTGTGGCAGTTGGCCGAAGGTATGCGCCAGCTCAAAGGAGTCGCCGCGTGAACCGACAGGAATTTTTAGACCTGCCTTGGTCTGACAACGTACGCGAGAAACTGATTGCTCACATGGAAACCGGGGAGGCCGAGGCGTACTCGGCCACTCTGGAAGACGGCCGGTGGAAGGCTCAGGTCTGGGCTAATAACCCAGGCGAATGGGACACCGAACACGTCTACGTAGTCGCCGAACCGGAATCCGAAATCGAGGTGGCGACAGGCTCGCCCTTCTACCGAACCGACCAGGCGCTACGCCTGATGCAGGACAAAGGCTGGACGGCTTACCGGGCAGCCAAATTTGTCGGCATCAGCCAGGCCGCGATATCCAGGGCGGTATCCAGGCGACGCGGCAAGTCAATCTGCCCAGCCTGCAATCAGGTGTTAAGAAAACCGTAAAACGCTTCCTGCTCTTGCTCCTTCCTCCCCAGCGCCTCAAGGACACGGACGTCCGCAATCCCGTTACTCGCCACAATCCGGAACACCCTCACCGTCTCCCTCTGCCCGCTTCGCGCAATCCGCTTGATCAGCTGGTCGTAATACTCGTAGCTGTGCGGACACGTGTAAAACGCCAGGGCGCTGAAGTGCTGCTGCAGTCCATCGATCCCGTGGCCAGCGGACTGGGGATGGATCAGCGCGACAGACACCTTGCCCGCCTTCGCCGCCTCAAGCCCCTCGTCGGTAGTGATATCAACCGCGCCTGGAAACTCTCGCAGCAGCCGTTCCCGCTCATGGGTATACCAATACCCGACCATCAACGGCTCGCCGTCCATCTCATCGATAATGCTTCGCAGCTCCTGGATCTTCTGATCGTGGATAACGCTGGTACCCCCGGCATCGTTGAACACCTCGCCTGAACACATCTGGACCAGCTTGCCGGCAACAACGCCCAGGCTGCCCGCGGTAATCTCATCGTCGAAAAAATCCGCAGTCATAAACCTGGCCATCTTCTGGCACTGGCTGGCCACCGACGCAGGCAACGTCACCCACCGGTCGATCTCGGTATACGTCAGCCCAAGATCGGGAGACACCGCGTAAAACAGATCACGTATCCGCTCATACAGCTCTGCCTCCTTGCCCTCGCGAAGGCGCCAGCTGAACACCTGGCCGGTGTATCGATCCACCTTCGCCGGCTCAAGGTACGCCGTGCGAAACCCGCCCAGCGTGTTGCCCAGGCGAACCCCACCGTCTAACAAAAACACCGGTGCAAACAACTCATGCGCTGTGCCGGGTCTCGGGGACCCGCTCATCAGCAAAAACCTGGACTTTGTTTTACGCCGGATCTCGTTCATAACTTTCCAGCCAACCGCACCCTGTCGCCCGCCATTGCGAAGACGACTGGCCTCGTCGAACACCACCAGATCGAATTGCCAGGCCTTTAGGGGAACGTTCTTCACTAACCAAGGGAAGTGGTCATGGGACACCACGATCACGTCAGCATCAGCCTCCAGCGCAGCCTTACGGGCATCCTCCTTGCCCATGCAATGCGCAAACGTCAAATTCAGCCCCCACTTGCGCGCCTCAATCTCAAACTGTGGCACCACGCGCTTAGGCGTGACGACCAACGTCTTACCCGTAGCCAGGTGCACGGCGACCGCAGTCTTACCCGACCCAGGCTTAGCCGCCAGGTACAAATTACCCTGCGCCCCTCGCCTGATCGCTTCGATCTGAAAATCACGCAACAACATCGACGACATACCCCCGCTTCCTCAGCCACCCAATGACCCGCTCTTGAATCGGCGACAACTTGCCGACACTGGACTTCAACTCCTCGAACCTCACGTACCTCGACACCAGCTCCCGGTGC